GAAATCCCGGGCGTGGAACGCGCAGATCCGGGCTATTGCCTCGGAACCTGCACTATCCAGATTGAGCACTGCATGGGCGGGCACCTTCCGGAAGGGGTCTGAAAAGGCCCCCATGGGAGCGTCCATCCATGCTTTCGCATCAATCTGGGGAGTTCCAGTGGAGTCTACACGCTGAAATCGCTCGATCAACCTCAGGTTAGTCTTTATGACACCTCGTAGGTGCTCGGGCGCTTGAGCGATGTTAAAGGCGCCGCGTAAGCGGCCCTGTAAGGTCTCGGCACCAACTAATATGGTAGCCGCTGCCTTCCTCCACTGGGCTGGGGCATCCTGTTTACCAGGAAAGCCCCAGCCTCCTAAGTCAATTGGCCAGTGGAGCGGAATCCCACTTTTCCTCATCCGTCCTACAACTTGACTGTGTGCATTGGAAACGATGTCACACAGGATCTCAGTCCTGATCTTGTTGCACTTTCGTGCTTCCTGTGTCAGGATTGGGCCAAGTTTGTAGTGGAGGGGAACTTCGTCGTCGGTTGTCCCAACGGGCTTCGCTGCCAGCACTGCTGACAGCGTCGGCCGGTGGAGCACAGTCAAGACTGGGTCCTTCGGAACCATCAGTCCGGGTTTACCCCGAACTGCTGGAACCAACTTCACCCGCCCGTCCTGTTTCTCTGTTGGACGGGTGGAGATGAAGAGTCTTTCAACGAAGACAAGTCCATTTTTTACACTCGTTTCCCCTTCGGGGGTTCGAGTCGAGGAGAATGTCTTGTGTTCGTTAAGGACAAGTCCCAAGCTCTTGATTGTGTCAAAATAGGCAGTTTCGTGCCTTTTTGACCACGCCGCGGCAAAGTCGTCCCCGCAGGAGACGTAGGGTTCCGCAAAGTTACTCGGGGGCATATAGGCGTAATTGGCATGGACGGTGTCCATGGCCTTGTGCCCCGCGAAGTGGTTGAGTATGGACAAGATGGGCCACGTAAGTGGCAAGCCCATCAGGATTCCGCGTTTCGAAACAAACGCGAGGTCCTCTTCTCCCCCGCCATCCCAGGACATGGGCCCTAATAGGCTCACTCCCACGGTGTGGTATAGGGGGGGTATGCGGTCCCCCAGTGCTTCACAGATACCATCCCAGACGGCTAGGGCGACGTCGTGTGGAATGTAATCTGATGCAGCGCTGAGGTCGGCACTTGTCAGAGTGTAATCCTCTGTGTGTACGAATACTCTTGCTCCCACTTCGACTCCTGATGGAACTCCCTGTTCCCCCAGGAGCGAGTAATTATGGACTTTCGATTTCTTAAGTAGGCGTAATAGCAAACCATTGATCCTCTGCCCGAGGACCACCGACATAGCCGGTGACATGGATGCTATTCTGGTTTTCTGTCCCCTTTCAGGGATGGTGACAGGACGCATCGGAAGGGGCTCTTCTTTAATAGCCCACTCCCTGTATTCCTGCTCCGCCAGCTCGCGGGCAACGAGCGGCAGCATACCAGCACGTACCGATGATGGTGCAGACCTGGGTACGAGTATTCCTTCCGTTTGGTTGGATTCCTCAAACCCAGGTTCGAGACCTCTTCGGGTGTAGTACTCCTGAGCTAGTTCCGGCTCGGACGACCTCCCTTCAATCCACAGAGACGTGGACATGAAGTGTTGTCGTTCGAGGGGAAGCTCAGGAGGAGTCACTCCCTTGACTCTCGCGCATTTTTCAGCGAAGTACGTGTATGCGCCTCCTTTCGACCTCGACACTTCAAGGCAAGCAGATTGGTTGAGTTTAACCGGTGCGAGGCTTCCATCGTCCCACTCGTAATGAGTGGTGCGGTGGCGGCCCATCCGACCGTTGAGGCTTTCGGGCTCTGTCAGAGCAGACCCGTCAGCCTCACCTTTCGGATGGCGTCCTAACATCCTTGTGATGAAATTCCTTGAGAATTCCCTCACTTCGGGTAGTAGGGCGTCGATGCGAGTTTGGATGTCAGTGTTGGGGGCCGTCTTCAGACGGTCCCGCCAAGCGAG